GAATGGCGGGAGCAAGCCCGCCGCCGCAGCCAGCCGGAGGACTGATGGCCAAGTCACTAGACCTGCAAGTAATCCTGGCGGCGCGCGATAAAATCACCGGGCCGCTGAAGAAGATCAACGTTACGTCCTCTGGTGCCGCCAAAGCGCTGAAGCGTACCCGGGAGCAAACCAAGCACCTCCAGCAGCAGCAATCAGACATTAAGTCCTTCCGCACAGCCCGGGCGGGACTGCGCTCTGTCGAGCAGAGCTTGCAGTCCACGCGCGCAGCACAGAAAAAGTACGAGGAATCGCTCGAAAGCCAACGCCAGGCGCATGACGACATAAAGCGCCAGACCAAAGAAGCCCGCTCACAATACCGGGCTCTAGCAATTCAGTTACAGAAAACCAGGGAGCCATCCTCAGAACTTAACCGGGATTTTCAGATAGCGGCCAGGCGGTTGTCGGAGCTGGAGGTAAAGCAGGACCGATCCTACAGTTCTATAAAGCGGTTCAAAGAAGGGATAAGGAAAACCGACCGCGATGTTAAAGGCCTAAACAAAGAGAAAGAGCGTTTCAATAACACTCTGGACCGGTCAAAGCGCGGCCTGGACGCCGCCGGCATTTCTACAAAGCGGTTAGGGCTGAGCCAAAAAAAGCTGGGCGATGATATCGGTGAAGCCAACAGAAAAATGCAGGTCCAGAGGAAGTATCTGGAGCAACTAGGCAGGGCCGACATCTCCGGACGGTTCGGAAAAATGGCCAGTGAAGTGGGCCGCTTTGGCCGGCGTGCTGCCATGCTGGGCGGTGGCGCTGCCGCTGGCATCTTTGGCGTAGCCAACTCCACCGCCACCCTGGGTGACCAGGTAGCAAAGACCGGCGACAAAATCGGCATTGCCCTGGGCCCGTTCCAGGAGCTTCGCTACGCAGCCGAGCGCTCTGGCGTATCCACCGAAAAGTTCGACAGTAGCCTGGAGCGCTTCGTAAAGCGAATCGGCGAAGCGGAGCAAGGCACGGGGGCCGCAAAGAAGGCTTACGAAGCCCTGGGCCTTTCCGCCAGTGACCTGGCGAGGCTAACACCGGAAGACAGCCTGAACGTAGTGGCAGACCGGCTGCAATCGGTTGAAAGCCAAACCCAGCGTGTAGCGTTGGCAGCCCAGCTGTTCGGGCGTGAAGGTGTGGCCATGGTCAACATGATGAAAGATGGCAGTGCCGGGCTGAAGGCTCTGCGCAACGACGCCAGAGCTACCGGTTACGTGCTCAGCGAACGGGCAGCCCGAGACGCTGAAACCTTCAAAGACGCCATGCTGGATGCGCAGCTGGGCATGGCCGGCATGAAGAACACCATCGGCGCGGAGCTCATGCCTGCCGTTACCGAGTTGATGGGAGATCTCTCCTACTGGATGAGAGAGAACCGGGACAGAGTGAAGGCCTTCGCCAACGAATTTGGCGACAGGCTGAAGGCGGCCATCCCGATTATCAAGAACGTGGCCATCGGCGCAGCCTCCATGGCCGCGACGCTGGGGGCAGTAACCACTCGAGTAGCCGGCCTTGTTGGCGGCTTCGACAACCTCGGCATGATCCTGGCCTTCATGTTTGCCATGAAGCCCGCCTTGGCCATTCTCGGATTCGCAAAAGCCATATTTACGGCGGGAAGTGCTGTTGTTGGCTTAGCGGGTGGTCTGCCCGCCGTGGCGGGTGGCATCAAAGCCATCGGCCTGGCGCTTACTACTAACCCCATAGGGATTGCCGTTACTGCAATCGCTGGGGCTGCCTACCTGATCTACAAAAACTGGGGCGGCATCTCCGAGTTCTTCCGTAACCGATGGAGCGATGTAAAGCAGGCATTCAACGGTGGCCTGATTGGAATCGGAAAGCTGATTCTCAGCTGGTCACCCATGAGTCTCTTCTACAAAGCATTCAGCGGCGTTCTTGGCTGGTTTGGCATCGAACTGCCCGCCAAGTTCAGCGGGTTTGGCGGAATGATCATTGACGGTTTGGTAAGCGGGATTACGAGCGCGTTTCCCTCTGTTGGCGAAGCCGCGGCGGGCGCTGCAGATGCCGCAATTGGCTGGTTTAAGGAAAAGCTGGGCATTAAGTCTCCATCCCGGGTGTTCATGGCCGCAGGCCGCGACACGCTCGAAGGCTACCGCCAGGGCCTGCAAAAACAGGAGCCGCAAGCCCTGAAACAGGTAACCAGCTTCGGCAAGCGGATGCGCAATGCAGGTGCGGGCATTGCCATGGGTGCCGCGGCCTTGCCGGCAGCTGCCGACCTGCGCATAGATACCCGGGCTCCTATCGCCGGGCCTGCAGCCCCAGCCAGAGCCGCAGGCGGAGACACCATCACCATCAACGTGCACGCCACCCCAGAGCAGTCTGCGCAAGACATAGCCGCCGAAGTGCATCGCATCCTGCAGCAGCGAGACAGAGCCAAAGCCCGCAGGGCCGGCAGCGCCCTGTACGACACGGAGTAAAGCGCCATGATGATGACCCTTGGAATGTTCGTGTTCGAACTCAAATCCTTGCCCTACCAGCAGCTGCAGCGTGACACCCAGTGGCGGCACCCCAGCCAGAACCGGGTAGGCCAGCGGCCCGCGTACCAATACCTGGGCCCCGGTGAAGACACCATCCAGCTATCCGGTAGCCTGTACCCGGAAATAACCGGTGGCCGGGTAACCCTGGACGATGTGCGAATCATGGCAGACGAAGGCAAAGCATGGCCGCTGATTGAAGGCTCTGGCCGCGTGTACGGCTTCTGGAGCATCACCAACGTAACCGAAACATCCAGCGTGTTCTTTGAAGATGGCACACCCCGCAAGATCGACTTCAGCATCTCCCTGGTGCGAGTGGATGAGAGCAACTTCCAGGCGTTCAGAGACCAGGCCGCCACCAACACCGATGCCGCCATAGGCCTTGGCCTGTACCAGCCGCGCCGCCTGGGCAGTGGAGGGCTAACCGCGTGAACCGAAAGGCCCCCGACTACCGCCTGGTGGTGAACGGCACCAACATCACACCAAAAGTGAACGGCAGGCTGATAGACCTCACCCTTTCAGAAGATCGCGGGGGCGAAGCCGACACCCTCAGCCTAACGCTGAGTGACCATGATGGTGCGCTGGAGATCCCGCCCAAAGGTGCGAGCATTGAAGTGGCCATTGGGTGGCGCGGTGAAGGGCTAACCGAAAAAGGCACCTACGTGGTAGACGATGCCCAATACACCTGGCCGCCCAACCAAATAACAATCAGCGCCCGCAGTGCAGACATGCGCGGCCAGCTGCCAGCACGCAGAACGCGCAGCTGGCACCAGGAAACCATCGGCAGCATTGTGCAGAGCATTGCCGGCAGCCGGGGCCTGAACCCCGTGATAGGCGCTGGCCTGGCAGCGCGCCAGATCGACCACATGGACCAGACAGACGAATCCGACATCAACTTCCTGACCCGGCTGGCTGAAAAGCACGACGCCATCGCTACCGTTAAGGCAGGCCGCCTGCTGTTCCTGGCAAAAGGCGAAGCAAAAACCGCATCCGGGGCCAGCCTCCCGGTGATCACCATTACCCCAGGCAGCGGAGATTCCGGCACATACCAGGAAAAGGACCGGGAAGATTACACCGGTGTAACCGCGTTCTATAACGACACAGACACCGGCGAACAGAAAAGCGTAACCGCCGGCACCAACGCCCGCATCAAACGCCTGCGCGGCACCTACCCAACTGCAGCAGAAGCACTGGCGGAAGCAAATGCCGAGCTGGGCAGGATCAGCCGTGGAGAAGCCACATTCGGGCTAACCCTGGCCATTGGCAGGCCAGAGCTGAGCCCCGAATACCGGCTGAAGGTGTCTGGCATCAAGCCCCAGATCGACGCGCGGGAATGGGTGGTGTCCAGCGTATCCCACAGCCTCTCGGATGGCGGGTTCACCACGTCCATAAGCGCTGAAACTCTAGGCTCATAGGAGGCCGAAATGTTCTATGTATGGCTCTGGCTTTTACTGATCGACCTGCCCCTGGCAATCCTGCGCGTGCTGGTGGCCATCATTGGCCCGGCGGTGGTGCTGATCGCCCTGCCCTTTGCCAGGCCGGCCCGGCACCACGGCAACCCCGAGTTCCCCGGCTGGGAAATGATGCGCCTGCCGCGCCTGTTCGCGCCCTGGGACAACCCAGACTACGGCACCATGGGTAACCGCGCCTATGGCACCAGCAAGGCCTACAACCCCTTCTTCCACGGCAACCCCACCGGCTTCTGGAGCCAGTGGTACTGGCTGGCCATCCGCAACCCGGCCAACGGCCTTACCCGCATGCGCCTGTTCAGCTGCGTGCAGGGAGCGTGCGACTACGTGCGTTACGAGGGAAAGAAGGTGGTGGACAACGGCAGGTACGGGCAGCAGACCGTGTGGGCGAAAGATGGCTGGCGACTGTTCACCGGCTTCTATGCCATGGTGCCGTACTGCCCCTGGTTTGATTTTGAGCTCAGGATTGGCTTCAAGCTGCTGCCGGACGATCCGGAGCGGGAGCGGCCCGTGGGGATGACGTTCATCATCAACCCTTTTAAGCGGGCCGCGCGAAGGTAGGTTTTCTGGTCAGCCTCCAGCAAAGCGCATAATCGCGAATACCAGGCCCGCCATGGCGATGATCGATCCGACATTCCACATGATGTGCTGCCTAAGCAGGGAGTGAACCTCAACGCGAATCTCTGACACATCAGACTTCGTGGACATTGTGGTTTTTATAACAGCCACATCCTGTTCCAGGTTTCTGAGTCTTTGCTCCATATCGGGCGGCTCCCCTCCGGAATCAACCGGTCTGATGTGTGTAACCTTTTCAACCATTATCCACGCCCCCTTCAAAAAATGCCATGACCTCAATATCCCGGAAATACCGGATATGCCCGCAGTTTGTGCAAGCCTGAAGGAACTCTCCGTAACCCAGCGCCTCATGTCCGGGCAGGCGGCGCACAATCCGGACTGCGGGGGCACCGCCTTCATCTGCGCCTTCTGGGTCGTAAACCGACACGGACATGGAATTCTCCCCTCCGCACGCCGGGCAATTGTCCTTCACGCCCTTGGCGTCCAGGAAGCGCGCCAGCATTTCACCTGAAATTTCTGAATGTTCCATAGCTTTACTCCTCAAAAAACCCGACCACCACGCCAATAGCACTGCCCGACGATCTCCACCTGTTCCATGTTCTCCGGGTGGATTACCTCAGGCTGATACATCGGGTTATCACTGGACACCCTCAGTGACCCGTCAGTCATCTTCTGAAGGCGCTTAATGCGCAGAGCGTCGCCAATGCGAATGGCGAACACCCCGTCAGGCTTTTTCCTTGATCGGTCGATCAGCACGGTGTCACCGTCGGTCAGGGTGCCGTCCATCGAATCCCCGGCAACCCGAATCGCTACAAGGTCCTTCTGGTGCAAACCCTCTCTGGCCAGCCAGTCGTTCCGGAACTTCAGGTAGCTGCTGATCAGCTCCTGCTGAAACAGCGAACCGTGCCCGGCGCTGGCTTCGATGTCATAGAGCGGGACTTCGGTGTAGTTTCCATCTGCCCCGCCACCATTCACCAAGTCCTGCAGCTCTTGCTCATAGATCGGGCCGGTACCCGTGATGAGCCACCCGATATTCACTTTTTCTGAAATCGAAATTCGAAAAATGTGATCCCAGGGCACGGATTTCGATTTGCGCCGGTTTGAAAGCGCATTTGAGCTAATGCCTAGCGCTTCTCCAAGGTCCTTGTCGCTGCTTACCTGCAGGGCTTTTTTTGTTCTTTCTAAGATCGAGTCGAACTCGGATTCAGAAAAAATGTACTTTTTGTCTTGCACAGTTCATTTCCCGTGTATTAGACTTCATAAAAAATGGGTTCACCCAAACCAAACCAACACAGGTGAAGATATGGCCGCGCAACCAAACCAAATCGACTTCAGTAAGCCCCCCATCCTCTGGGGAGATGCCTCCGCACCCACGCCAGACCTGTCCATTGCAGTTTACGAAGACGGCAGCGTTTACCTGGTAACAAAACTTAATGACCACCACTTTCTCCGCGAACAACTCTGGTCTGCTCCGGCTGTTTGCCGGCAGGAAAATCCCAAGCTTGAGGTGTCCATCCCCGTATGGGAGATCAAAACCCGCAGCCTTCAGGGCATTCAGACCTACTACATGCCCATCTTGGCAGCTCAACCGGAAGGGCACGGCCAGGCAGTTAGAAGACTCGTTCTCCATAAAGCGATTACACGCCCTCCCGAAGGCGAAGAACTGGACCTGGCATCACGTAATCGGCTTTTTGCGGCTGTAGTAAATCAGCGCCGGCAGCAAGGTTCCGGGCCCTCCATCTCCAACGAGATCAAGTGGTATGAACTCAAGACCAAGCCCAATAGCGCCTGGCTCCGGAACGATGTGAATCGCCCCATCGCGCACCAAGGCGGTAATTGAGTCGATGGCTTCCGGGCTCATCTTGTGCCAGAGCAAACGCTCTGCGCCGTTGAACGTGACGGACATTGCTCCGCCTCCAGAGAACCCGGAAACCTCGTTATCGAGCGTTCCGAAAGTGGCGTCCCCACCGTTGTTTTTCAGGCACTGAACGATCGCTTCTTTCATCTCACAACCCTCACATATTAGCCGATTAGGAACAGGTGAACTATGAACACCAGCAACCTTACCACAACCCTGGGGCCTTCCAGCCCTCCACCGCTTACCACAAATAAGGTGCGGGCCTTGCTCATGGAGCGCGGCAGCAACCTCCGCCAGTTCTCCCTTCGGCACGGCTACAAACCCCGGTCCGTTCAGCAAGCCCTTGAGCGCTGGGCGGGCCGTGATTCGTTGCCGCTGGGCCGACTCACCTACCGCATGTTGCAAGACCTCTCCCGAGAGATCGGCCAGGAGATTGTTCCCGGCATTCTGGAAGAAGAAAGCGAACACTGAGCCAGCCCTGAAGGAGTAGCCCGATGTATCAGGACCCCAAGCGAATCCGGAAAAACCGCGTAAGCCTCAACCTGGACGACTACGAGGCCGCCGTGATCAACGCCCTGGTGGATTACACCGGAACCGACAGGGCCAGCCTGCTAAGGCAGATGCTTATCGCCCAGGCCGAAGCGGCACTGCTGCCTACAACATCAAGCATGGCCGGTGGTGCGCCACTTTCCGAGGCCCAAACTCGCACCATTTAAGGTCCTTAAAAGATGCCGGAAATATCCCTGGAACTGACGGACCAGCAATCAAACCTGCTGGACACCATCCGGAAGCAGCAAGGGCTGCAAACACTTGACCAGGCCGCCGAATGGCTGGTGAAGCAAAGGCTACGCGGGGCAAGCCTGAAACTAACCGGGCGAAACCGAGCCCTTCACGCAGTAGGAGGCCAGCGCAAATGAAGCTCAGCCAGATCAAGCGCAACTTCCTTCAGCTGAGCTGCCCGGCCTGCGGCGACAGCTGCCAGATACAAACAGATTCAGAGCTGGAAAAGCAGGGAAAGGCGGCCATTGCCATCTGCCGAAACCATCTGAACTGCGGCTACAAGGGCACGGTAACGCTCACTTACGGACCTTTGCTGGCTGCAAAGAACCCTCAGCAGCCCGCGCGGCCTGTAGTGCCGGCCAAAGAGGCACTGCGGAACTTCATTCGCATTCTGTGCCCGCACTGCGGGGGCGTTTGCAGGGTGCGCACCAGCACCCAGGTTATCCCAGCACAGCGCACCGCTTATGTGTTCTGCCAGGACGATGAGCACTGCGGGTACCGCGGCGTGGTGTTCCTGACCCACGACTCCCGGCTGGTGGCAGATCCAAAAGGGAGGGTGAAGTCCATCCCTCTCAACCCGGAGGCCGCCGCCGCTGTTCAGCAAGACATGGATTTCACGTTTTTCAAGCACGACCAGACCAATAACGAGGAAAAATAACCATGAACACGCAACTGATGCAGCCACACGCCAACCCCTTCAACTTTGATGATGTGCAGGTACGCACGGCCACCGACGATCACGGTGAGGCCTGGTTCTGCGCGAAGGACGTTTTTGAAGCGCTCGATATTGCCTGGAAGAGCGCTTATACCCTCCGGAACTACCCGCAAGAGTGGATTTGCCCCCTCTATCTGCGGGGTCAAAGTGGCGTTGGCGAGGTGCTTTTTATCACCGAGGCCGCTGTTTACCGGACCATATTCCGCTCCAACAAGCCCAAGGCAATAGATTTTGCCAACTGGGTTTGCGGGGAGGTTCTCCCTTCGATCCGCAAACAAGGCTTCTTCGGCACCGTGCCAGCTGGCCAGCGCCTGTCCTTCTCCAAGCAAATCGCCTCCCTCACCAAAGACCTGGTGAAAACCCGCGACCAGTTCCAGCGCCAGATTCTTCTGGGCGAATTGCGAACCCTCTACACCCTGATCGGCCAGCCCATGCCACGGCAAGACCTGCTCGGGCGTGACACAAAACAGCAAGACCTGAACCTGTAATAAGCACCCATAAGAGGACGCAGCCATGAACAACGCAGTCAACAGCCCCATCACCAACGCCGCCTACGGCCAGCTGATCGCCCAACGCAAGCAGGGCTTCAGCGCCCGCGAGAGCGTCGAGGCCACCATAGACAGCCTGATTGAGGAGTACTCGGTCAGCCGCCGCCAGGCTGCCCTCATCGTTACCCAGGCATGGGCGGATCTGGAAGACACCGGCAAGCCCACCGCCTTCGTGGATGTCAGCCGCACCACCGGCAACATGGTGGTGATTCATGACACCGCCACCGGCTGCACCAGCATCTTTTCGGTGCATGAGCTTCTTCAGTTCCGGGCCAATAACCCAGACCACGTTAACCGCATTCACGCCTGATCCGGAGTCATCCGCATGCAAGACCAACTACGGGCCGACATTCTGCGCCGGCTGCAGAGCGACTTTGACGGTTTGGAGCGCGGCGAATTCCTGCGCCGCCTCCGCTGCCCGTCCTGCGGCAAGCGCGAAGCCTTTGTGGGCACCGAAAAACCCTGGATGGTTAAGTGCGGCCGGGAGAGCAAGTGCGGCGAGCAGCACCATGTGAAAGAGCTGTTCCCGGATC